AGGAAGTGAAGCTGCTCGCCGCCAACGAGCGCCTTGCAGAGGCTGAGGCGGACTTCGCCTTCGGAGACGGCGACTGGAAAAAGCGGCTCAAGTATCAGCCCCGGACGAACCTGCTCGAAAACAGCGTGTACAACCTCAATCTTATCCTCGCCAACGACCCGGACTTCCGCAATTTCGCCTTCAACGATATGGCGAACCGCATACAGGTCACGGGGCCTCTGCCGTGGGAGCGGCCGAAGGGCAACCTTTTCTGGCGCGACGCGGACACGGCACAGCTCAAGTCCATCATCGACATACGCTATCTGCCTTTCTCAAGCCGCAATCACGACGTGGCGTTCACCAAGACCGCCGACGACCGTCACTTCCACCCCGTAAAGGACTACCTCGACGACCTTCCCGCGTGGGACGGTGTTAAGCGCGTTGAGGACCTTTTCATAAGATATCTGAAAGCCGATGACACCGATTACGTCCGCGCCGTGACCAGAAAGACATTCGCCGCGGCCGTGGCGCGTATCTACGTCCCCGGCATCAAGTTCGACTGCGTCCCCGTTCTCGACGGCGACCAAGGCATCGGCAAGTCGACCATCGTGAAGGATCTCGTCACGCCCGAATACTACTCCGAAACGCTGTCGCTTACCGATATGGACGACAAGTCCGGCGCGGAGAAGCTGCAGGGGTTCTGGGTGATTGAGATCGGTGAGCTTGCCGGCATGAAAAAGGCGGATATCGAGAAGGTCAAGGCGTTCCTCTCCACTTCCGACGACAAGTACCGTCCCTCATACGGCAAAGTGGTCGAAAGCCATCCGCGTCAGTGCGTCATAATCGCGACGGTCAACGGCGAACGGGGGTATCTGCGCGACATCACCGGCAACCGCCGCTTCTGGATCATCAAGGTGCATCAGAAGAGGCAGAAAAAGGCGTGGAGCTTCGACGAGGATTTCCGGGCGCAGTTCTGGGCGGAGGCAAAGGCGATATGGCAGTCCGGCGAGACGCTCTATCTGGAGGGCGGCATCCTTGACGATGCGGAAGAGGCGCAGCGCGGCGCTATGGAGGCGGACGAGCGCGTCGGCATCATCGAGGAGTACCTCAACACGCCGCTGCCGGACGGCTGGGAGGATATGGATCTGTACGCCCGCCGGAGCTATCTCAACGGCACGGAATTCGGCACGCCGGAGCATAAAGGCAGGACTCTCCGCACGGAGGTCAGCAACGCCGAGATATGGTGCGAGTGCTTCGGCAAGTCGAAGGAGGATCTGAAACCTTCCGACAGCTACGCCATAGCCGCCATGATGTCCCAGGTCCCCGGATGGGAGCGAACCGAACGGATCAGGCGTCAGCCCCTGTACGGCAGGC